CCAGGACTCAAACCCTACATCCTGGATGCGTCTGGCGCTGAAGTCACAGCCATGTTGGCTGTGAAACGCAACCTGGTAGAAGTCATAGACAAGATGGCCAACACCGGAGCCATACGCGGCACTGAAGCCAGAACCATGAGTGGCATTGCACTGCAAACAGAATTTGAATTGTTGAATGCACGCCTGGCTGAAAAGGCCGACAACCTGGAACTGGCAGAAGAACAGTTGTGGACAATCTTTGCTATCTATCAAGGCACCACCTGGGACGGACACATTGAGTATCCTGGCAGTTTCAACATTCGCGATACTGAAAATGAAATTGCACAGTTGAAGACGGCCAAAGAAACTGCCACAGATGTGGGCGTTTACAAAGTGATTGACTACAAGTTGTTGGAGTATTTGGGCGTGGACAATCCTGCCAAATACTTGACCAATGAGGACGGACTGCCCAGTGCCTATGTGCCTGCCACCACACCTGGTGTGCCTGCCGGTGAGAACTGTGCCAACTGTGAATACTTTGATGCAATCACCAATGGTTGTAGCAAGTGGGACGAAACAGTTAACCCTGTGTATTGGTGCAGAGCCTGGGAAGGCCGCATTGAAGATGCCATTGAAGAAGCCAGCGAGGAATCATAATGCCAGTCAAGAGAGTTCCTGGACCCAATGGAAAGATGGGCTATCGTTGGGGCGATACCGGTAAGATATACACCGGTGCTGATGCCAAAGAAAAGGCCGCAGCGCAAGGTCGTGCTGCCTATCGTGCTGGCTATAGATCACCGGACGGAAGACGCTGATGGTCACATACCGTGCCACTCAACAGATGGCTGCTGCCGCACGTCGTGGCTTGGTCATGAGGTCACGACAAACACCCAGTCGCCAGGGTGGCACAGCAGTGGGCTTGGCACGTGCAAGACAGTTTGCTGGACGTGATCCAGTGAGTCTAGACACTGTGCGCAGGACCTATAGTTTTCTCAGCAGGGCACGGACCTATTATGATCCTGGCACTGAATCACCAGGCACACAGGCCTACTTGCTGTGGGGTGGACCTGCAGGCCTGGTCTGGGCTCGCAGCATATTAAGACAACTAGGAGAGATAGAATGAAACCACGCAACGGATTACCCGGTGCTCCACGCACACCTGTGCCTGGCACTGTTCACATACCCACACCAAAGGAGAGCAAATGATGGCTTACAAGAAAAAGAAACCAGGACCTGGTCCAAAACCACGCTATTAACACAGCGTCTATAAATAAACAATTACTCTAAAGGGAGGCGAGAGAAACGATGAACTCATCACAAACATCGGCAACACCAGAGGCAACTGATGCCGCAGCAGAAACTGACAATCAGGCAACCGCAAGCAAGTCTTACAGTCAACAGGAAGTAGATGACATGATGGCCCGTATGAAGGGCAGTCTGCAAAAAAAGTTATTGAAACCCTATGAAGACCTGGGCGATCCAGAAGAACTGCGCACACTGCGTTCTGAGGCTGAAAAGCGTCAACAAGAACAGCAGATCAAGCGTGGCGAATTTGAGAAAACTCTACAAGAACTTGCTGCAAAAAAGGATTTAGAAATCCAAAAGAGAGATGCACTGATCAAAGAATACAAAGTCAACACTCCGGTGTTGAATGCAGCAGCAAAATACCGTGCGGTCAATCCTGACCAAGTGAGAACATTGTTGCAGCCACATTTGAGATTGAACAGTGACGGCGATGTAGAAGTTGTTGACAGCAAAGGTGCTGTGCGTTATAACGACGCTGGCGCACCCATTGGAGTCGATGACATAGTGCGGGAGTTCCTAGATTCGAATCCGCATTTTGTTGGTGCAACACCTGCCACAACAAATTCACAAAGCATGGTGCGTGGTGGCTCAACAGGCCCCATGGACTTCTCTAAAATGGATATGAAGAATCCTGAAGTCCGTAAACTTTACGCGGAAGCCCGCAAGGCCGGTCGCGTTTGATATCTAAATTAACAAGGAAATATATCCATGGCTTATCCTACCGATAATAACACCAGCATCAACAGTGAACTGTTTGCGCCGCTGGTCACACAGGCACAATTTGCTGCCTACGAAAACTCAATTGCTCGTCAATTGGTCACTGTGTTCGACGCACCACTCAACACTGGTAAAGTCCTACAAGTTCCTGTATGGGCATCAGTCACAGCACAGAACATCACTGATGAGGCAGCAGCAACTATCATTGCTACCAACACCACATCAGCCACCATCACACTCAGCGAACACGTTGTTTACAACCAAGTCACTGACATGTTGCGTGATAGTGCCTACATGAATGTCATGAGCCAGTTGGGTGACCAAGCAGGCCGTGCCATTGCTGAAAGCATTGACACACAAGTGTTCAACTTGTTCACAAGTTTCTCACAATCAGTTGGTTCAACTGGTGCTGAAGTAACTGCTGACTCAATCCTGCAGGCCGCTGCCACTCTGCGCAGCAACAAACTGACAGGTCCTTTCTTTGCTGTGTTGCATCCAAAAGTTTGCTACAACATCAAGAAACAACTCACATACTCTAGCCAGACCAATGTTCCTGCATTGAGCAACCTGGGCAACAGTGTGCTGTCCGACTTCTACATCACCACTATCGGTGGCGTGAGCATTTTTGAATCTGGCTTGTTGAGCATCGACACTGACTCGGACTCTATTGGTGCTGTGTTCACACGCAGTGCTCTGGGTCACGCCATGCGTGGTTCCATCTCTATGGAAGTCACACGTCAATCAATGAATCGCGCAAGCGATATGACTCTGACTGCTGTTGCTGGCGCATCTATTCTGCAAGCCAGCCATGGTGTCAAGATCATCGGCGACGCCGCACTGTAATCGGGAGTCAAGATGGCTTTCATTGAATACGGCTCAGAAGTCTTAAGTTTTGCCACATCAGGCGATGTTGAGGCTTTGGATGCTCGTCTGTTCGAACAAAATGAAGGCCTTTCTGCTGACTATGTTGATGATGCATTGATTCGTAGCACACAACGTATATTGAGCCAGTTAAGAGCCACAGATTGGTGGCAGAGTTATTATCTACAAATGAATACATCGGGCAATGCCATCAACAATGTTGCTGACATACCCCCGTTGAATGCCGCAAAGATTTTGAATCGTCGTGAAGACTTTACAGAACTTTGTTGCTACTATGCATTGTATGATTATATTCTGCCTTACATTGCCAACTTTGGTGACGAAGACACAGCCGAACGCAAGAAGATGGGGTATTACCAACAGAAATATAATGGTCTGTTTGGTGAACTCATCACTGCTGGCGATTGGTATGACTTTGATGGTGCTGGCACAGTGACCGCGGCTGAGAAAATGCCCGGCATTTACAATCTACGGAGAGTGCGATGAGATCAGAAATTCTTGCTTATTTGAACGCAAACAAAATCACGGGATTCAATCCCAGTGCTGAACTGCCTTGGGACAGTAATGGCACGCCTTTGTATGTTAAGAATTACAAGAGTATCTATGTGGATCAAGATCAAGTCAGTCAGGAACCCCTTATTGATGTGTTGAATGGGCCTGGTGTGGTGAATCAAATCACCACAGTTCGTGCCTATGTCACAACAGACGCAAAACAAGTTCCCTCAAACCTTGCTGCTCTGATAGCAATGATTTCCGCAGCCCGGCTGACCACAGGTATTTCAGGGGTAACCCAGAGAACCACACAGGTCACAACCAGTCTAGAGAATGATGCACAGATCACACAGTTTGAATTCAGTTTCACACAACTGATAGTAAATTAAAAGAAAAGGATAATTCAAATGAGTTATATCAATCCAAGTCCAGGCGTTGCAGGCCGTCAAGTCACATTAACACTTTTTGTGGATGGCGTCTCTGCTGATACTGGCATGAGTCTCCCCGCACTACAAGACGTCACAGTAAACAACTCAAACGATGTGTTTACCTGGACACAATTGGACAGCGGCAGTAAGAAAAACGTGGCCACAACTGCAACAAACAGTTTGGACATGAACATTGTGTTGGACGAAACAACATTCTTCGGCAATACAGCAGCAACCGCAAACACTGCGGCCAAGTTGGGCGTGTTCAACTTGAGCAAAAACAAATCCTATTGTGATTTCAGTTTGTTCATTGGTGACGGCGTCACAATCTCTGGCACGGGATATGTGACTGGTTTGGCACCTACTGTGAGTGCAGACTCACCTGTGTGGGTCACACCTATCACTATCACAGTTGACGGCGACTACACTGTGACCAGTTCTTAATCAGAATTGCACAACAAAACAGGGGCTCACAAGGCCCCTTTTTTGTATCATACTAAATATTAGAAAGAGATCAATGGAAGTAATAGATTCAAAGACCACAAACCAACTGTTGTTGAGTTTGTTAGCAGAAGTGGCCAAGGCCACAAACGAACTACGTTGTGCGCAGGCCGACGTGAACAAAGCACAAAGCAGATTGCAATTTTCTGTAGCAGTGTTAAATCAACTGATTGAAAGAACAAAGGATTAAAAGATGAAATTATCAACACTAGCAGCAGCACCACAACTGGTGCAACTAACATTAGACGACGAAGACACCATCAAAGAATATGGTGAACCCCTGGAGTTCTATACCTGGGATCGTCAACCACTGGATGTGTTCATGCGTATGGCAGTGGCACAACAACAAGACAGCGGACAGATGCTGGACCTTGTGAGAACCTTGATCCTGGATGAACAAGGTCAACCTGTAATAACTGACACTGCCATGGTGCCTGCTGGCATCCTGGTCAAGGCCATTGGCAGGATCACAGATTTTTTGGGAAAGTAATAGGCGGCCGCCCTCAATGGCTCCGCGCTGACACCATGATGTTACTGACCCTGGATCACCTTGCACAACGATATCATCTCATGCCCAGTCAAGTGCTGGCACAAGGCACCACCCTGGACTTGAGATGTATGGAAATTGGCAGTGCCTGGGCTCGTGAACAAGATCCCAATCAGCGTAAGAAAATCCAAGCAGAGCGACGTGAAGACCTCACACAGGAACAAATGCAACAACGCATTGATCAGGTGCGAGCCAATCCGCCCACCTCTGCGAGACGACGACCAAATGGAGCCAGAAAATGATATCTACCACAATTCGTGTGACCAACACAACCTCTCAGGATCTTAAGAAATTCAAGAAAAGTTTTGACGCATATCCTGATCAAGCATTAGAAATGTTTCGCTTGCTCACACCCAAACGTTCGGGCAATGCTCGTAGGCGCACAGTGCTGTCAGGTGACCGGATTGAAGCCAATTATCCCTACGCACAACGCCTGGAAGACAATTGGAGTCCACAAACTCGTGGTCAAGGTATCCTGCGTCCATTTGAACGCTGGGCACGTCGCAGAATTGCGCAAATCATGAAAGGTCTATAATGGCTTACGATGCAACAGTAAATGTCCGGGTCAATGGCCTACAAAGTCTGACCAAACTTGAAACAGGTCTTGCTGGACTCAGCAAGAAATTTGGAGGTTTGCAAACAGTGGTGGCAGGTGCTGGACTTGGGGCTCTGGCAGCACAGGCCATCAATCTTGCTGACAGTTTGGTAGACCTAAGTCGCGCCACTGGCGTGAGTGTGGCCAAGATAGAAGAACTGCGTGGTGCTGTGGTGGCCAATGGCGGTCGCTTTGAAGATGCCAGCAAAGCAGTCAGCAAGTTTGCCTTGACCATTGACGAAGCCGCACAAGGCAGTCAGAAAACACAAAATGAATTTGCACGCCTGGGTGTGAGCCTGGACGATTTGCGAAATCTCAGCGAACAAGACTTACTGGACCGAGTGATTCAAGGTCTAGGAACCATCACCAGTGACAGTGAACGTGCTGCACTGGGCATGAGTTTGTTTGGCAAAAGTTTCCGCACAGTAGACACATCAGCACAGGGCCTGGCCAAAAGTCTTAGAGAGGCTGCTGGCTCAGGTGCTGCCTATGCCAGCAACATTGAGCAGGCTGCGCAACTGCAAGACAAACTGGATAGAAGTCTTGGCAATCTACAGATAGCAGTGCTCAAGGCATTTGGACCTGCTATTGAAGCCCTGACCAAATTCTTGGATGCCACCACTGCCAGCGAAAACGGCACCCGAGGCCTTGTGGTTGCATTGCAAGCACTGGGAGCAATTCTAGTAGGCGGCACTGTGGGCGCTGGCCTGTTGCTGGTGGTCAAAAGCATAGGTGTGTTAGGCCGAGGATTTGATGCCCTGATGAAGGTGGGTCGAACGCTGGCACCTGTGTTCAAAGCCGTTGGCACAGCAGCCACAGGTGCTGCCACAGCCACAGCCAATCTTGGCAAGGCCTCAAGCCTAGCAGGTGCCGCAGGTATCTTTGCTGCCAACTCACCTTTCTTGAGAATCCTACGTGCTGCGGCTGTGCTGATTGGTGTGCTGACATCTGGTGTGTTTGCTGCCATGACAATCTTTGATGGATTTGGTGATGTGGCTGTTAATGTGTTTGCACGAGTCACAGAAAGCATTGGCGAACTCATTGCTGACATTCTTAATCTGGGTGGCCTGCTGACCATTGCTGGAGTGGGTCTGGGCACACCTTTTCAGATAGTGGTAGACAAAGCACGTGAAGCAAGATTAGAAAGTGAACGCCTGGCCCTGGCACAGAAAAAAGTTGCCGAAGCAGGCAAGAAAATTGAAACCGGTCGAGACATCAGAACTGTAGATACCACCTCTTATGACAAGTTGCTGGCCACCATACGCAACACCACAGAAGAGTTTAGACGCCAGAACAAAGCCAAAGTTGCCAATCTTGACACTGACACAAAATTAATTGGTGCCAGTGCTCAACAACGACAACTCACAGATGCACTCACAGCCGCCAATGAAGACTATCAGCGTGTGATTGCTCAACTTAGAGAACAGAAACGCAATCTCACCAAAGAAGAACGAGCCAGTGGTGCTGAAGCCGCTATCAACAAACAAATTGATGCTGCCAGAATCTTGTTCAATGTGCAGAAGACCAGTCTTGAAAACAGTGTGGCCTTGAACGTCAAAGCACAGGCTGTGGAACAAGCAAGACTGTTCACAATCACAAGAGCCACAGACCTACAACGTGAACTCAACAGTCTCACACAACAAACAGCCAGTGTGTTCCTGCCTGAAGTGGCTCGAGCCTATCTGGACATTGAAGCAGCAGCCCGGGCCAGTGCTGAAGCAGAAATTGCTGCCGAAGAACAACGTCGTGGAGCCACGCTCAATGCTGAAGAAATACAAGGTTATTATGCAGCCGCTAGAGAAGGCATTGACAAAGTCAAAGCCAGCACACGTGAACTGATCCAGGAACAACGCAAGTTTGAATTTGTGCAGTTCCAGAAACGCGAAGAAGTCAGACTCAACGAAGAACTCATACGCTTGCAAGACACCATGGCCAAGAGCACCATGAGTGAGATAGAACAAAAATACTATGACATTGCAGCCGCGGCCAGAGACAGTGCCAAAGAAGCCATACGTGCTGAAGAGGCTCGTCGTGGTGAGCCCTTGGACATTGATGAAGTCAAGAAATATTACAAAGTAGCCGAAGAAGGCAGCAAACGCCTGGCTGCTCAACAAAAGAAACAATACGAAAGCAGCAGAACATTTGCTGCTGGTTGGCAACGTGCCTTTCAAGATTATGCTGATGCGGCTGGTGATGCTGCTGCCACAGCCGGAAGATTGTTTAGAACATTCACAGATGGTCTAGAAGATGCCATTGTGGACTTTGTGAAAACTGGTGAATTCAACTTCAAACTGTTTGTGAGCAACATGTTGGAAGAACTCCTGCGCAGTCAGATCAGAGAAACCATAGCAGGCCTGGGCAAAGCCCTGGGTCTGGGCAACTTGTTTGGTGGCACAGCCAGCATTGGCAGCAGCGCCAGCAATCCCATGTATGTGGTCTTGGCTGATGGCGGCACAGGATTGGGATCTGCCATTGCCTCAGCCAATGGTGGTTTGTTTGACACCATCAAGGGTTTGTTTGGCATGGGAGGCAGCAACAGCAGCAGTGGTGGTGGCGGTGGTGGCAATATATTAGGCACCATTGGCAAGACCATTGGCAGCATATTCAGTCCCAGCAAAAGCAGCGACAGCGGCAGCAGTGGCGGTGGCATAATCAACACCATTGGCAAAACCATTGGATCAATTGCAAGTGGCATTGGTGGTGCTGTGAGTGGCGTGGCCAAAGCAGTGGGCAGCATATTCTCAAGTGGTCCTGGCAGCAGCAGCATGGGCGGTGGCGGCATCTTGGAAACCATTGGTGGCGGTATCAAGAGTCTGTTCTCTGGATTCTTTGCCAACGGTGGCATGATACCACAAGGCCGATTTGGTATTGCAGGTGAAGCCGGACCTGAATTGATTGGTGGCCCTGCTAGTGTAACACCCATGGGCACCAATGTCACATACAACATCAACGCTGTGGATGCCAGTAGTTTTGCCAGTTTGTTGGCACGTGATCCCAGTTTAATTTTCAGTCTCAGCGAAGCAGGCAGACGAAATTTACCCAACAGTAGAAGGTAACAACAATGACAACAACTGCTTTTCAATATGTGTTTGACAATGCCGAAAGTATCAGCATGGTCAAAACAGCCACCACAGCACAAACATTGTCAAGAGACAACACTGTGCGCACGGTGAGTCGCGGTGGGCAAGTGTGGCGTTTCACTGTGAAACTGCCGGATGGAATACCCTGGACTGAAGCCAGACCCTACATAGAAAGCATAGACTATGCTGACCGTTATACCGACGGCAATGTGCAAATGAACAATCCTGGTTACACTGCCTGGTTGATTCCTTACCTGGGCAACAGTGTGAACTACACAGGATTCTCTGCATCCTGGACACAAAATGCCACCACAATCACATTGACCGCCAGTCCAACCACTGCCAGTGGATACAAGTTTAGAACAGGTGATGTGATACAACTGGGCACCACTGGTCACGTTTACAGTGTGGTAGCAGATGTGGCATTCAATTCAAACACTGTGACACTCAACAGAGCCATCCTGGATGCCACTGGATCAGGCACTCTGCAGGTGGCAGAGAATGTGACCTGGAATGTGATCTGCACTGAATTGCCCACGTGGACCATATTCTCAAGAGATCAAGTGAGTTGGTCTGGCAGTTTTGTTTTCTATGAGAACCTATTATGAGCATTGATTTAACTGCGTATCAATCAATTGAGACAGCATTGTTCTGTAAGATAGACGTGCCAGACTACAGTGCTGGACCCTTGTTGTTCAGTGGATACAATCGTGCAGTCACAATAGATGGTGACACCTACACAGGCCTGGGTCAGTTGCTGGATGTCAGCAGCACACAAAGTGATCTCAGAGCCACTGGAACAGAATTGCAACTCAGCATCAGCGGCATACCAAATTCAGTGCTGGCGCTGATTCTCAGTCTCAACATGCGAGGATCACCAGTGCAGGTGTTACGTGCATTTTTTGACGCAGAGACCAAGCAGTTGTTAAGTATTACAGGCAATCCAGCAGGCAGGTTCTATGGCAAGGTCAACAACTATGCTATTGAAGAACAATTTGACAATGGTGCTAGAACAGCCAGCAGCACTGTGGTAATCAATTGCAGCAGTTATCTCACAATATTAGAAAACAAAATTGCCGGACGACGAACCAATAGCCAGGATCAGAAACGATTCTTTCCCACAGACATCAGCATGGACCGTGTGGTCAAGTTGGCCAATGCCAACTTTCAATTTGGTGCCCCAAGTTCTGGGTTGCCCCCAAGATAACAAGGATCCTGTATGAGTTTTTTTGATGATCTAGTAGACTTTGGCAAAACTGCACTGAATTTTATCACAGGCAGCAGTCCTGCTGCCTCTGTGGCCAGAACAGCACTCACTGGATATGCACTGAGCCGTGTGAGCAAAAGCATTGCCAAAGACAATGCCAAACCTGACACCACTGCCAGTGCAAGGCCTGACAGGCCGGTGGCCATCGACAGGGGCGTTCGTGTGAGTGTGAATGCCAGCACTGACAACAGTATTCCCATTGTGTATGGTGTGGCATTTGTGGGTGGTCAATTGACTGACGCCCGGATCAGTGCCAACAATCAGGTCATGACCTATGTGCTGACCATAAGCGAGCGCACTGGCGTCAAACTCAGTGACAGTGCTCAAAGCAGTTGTGCTTTTGATGCTGTGTATTGGAATGATCAGAAGATCAATTTTGATACCAATGGTATCACTGCCCTCAGCACCACAGACAGAGATGGCAACACAGATACCACCATTGCCAATCTAGTTCAAGTCAGATGCTATAACAATGGCAGCACAGGACCAGTATATCCCACAGGATTCAGTGGTGCTGCTCTGGCCAATGCCTATGACATAGTGCCTGGCTGGGGTGTGACCAACAGCATGAGTGGCCTGGTGTTTGCTGTGGTGCAGGTCACATACAGCAGTGACAAAAATGTCACCGGCTTGCCGCAAGTGAAATTCAAAATCAACAACAGCATGCATTTGCCTGGTGATGTGTTATTTGATTATATGACCAATACCAGATACGGTGCCGGCATTGCACCAGGAGACATCTACGCATCATGAACACATTTGAACAATTAAACTCATACAGTCAAAACGGAGTGCCGGCCAACAGTTCGCAGAGTTATAGTATAACCTGGACCGGCACTGCCAGCACTCAAAGCATTTCAGCAGTGGAAGATGCCTTGATCACTGTTCCCACTCCTGTGAATCTCACAGCCATGGCAGCCAATCCTGCCAATGTGACCTACGGCATCAACACACATCCTTTGACCAATGTGATCTGCAGTTGGGCGAGTGAAACATTCCCACCCTGGATCACCTACACTGACACCGGTGCACTCAAACAGATCACAGGACAAATTGGACCCATCAGTTGGTCACAGTTCAAAGCACCAACCTTGCTGGCCAAAGATTATGCCAACAACTGGAGTTTTGTCAGCAGCATTGTGTATGCCAACACAGCCAGTCCTGCCAGCAACAACACCATTAGTTACACCACCAATGTCACAGTGACCAGTCAAGGTGAACTCAGCCAACCAGGCAATGTCACATTCAATGAAGACACCACAACCTTTGCCATCAATCCCAGCGCACAGATCACGGATGCCTACTCAGGCGACTTGCCTTACACCTGCACACTAACTCCCAACATCACCAATGCTGTGTTTAGAATGAATTCAGTGACCAGCACTGGCGGCACCAGCACATTCAACAGTTCTACCAAGGTGTTGACATTGAATGGCACCAAGACTGAGGTCAATGCGCACCTGGCCAATGTTTACCTGGACATCACCCATGACTGGGCCAACAACTTTGTGATGAGTTACAATCTCACCAACCCCATCAGCAACTTGCAAACTGCTGTGAGCCAAAACTTCAATGTGGGCAACACAGCATCAGAGTTCACCTGGAATCTGATAACCACCACTGCGTCAGGTGTGCAGTTTCCTACCCTAGAATACATAACGCAGATTGCCAACCCCATTGGTCTGCAGATCACAGACAACGTGGCCAATGCCAATTACACTGTGCAGTTTGCCAGAGCCGACAGCACTGTGAGCAATTTTGACAACAGCATCTGGTATATCAACGGTGTGCCATCAGGCACTGGACGAGCCAACTTGGTGTATGGTCCTGTGAGCAAGGCCACTCTAAATGCTGCCAACATTGCACTCTTGGTAGCAGAGCCCAACACCACAGTGACTTCAGGCGGCAACACCACCTTTAATCCTGGCACCATGCAACACTACTTCAATCTGTATCGCAATGATCCCATACAAGGCAATGTGAACATTGCAGGCAATGCTGCTGTGGGCACAGGTCAGATCACTACCACAATGGTTTATCGTGCTGAAGAAATCAACGTCACAAGAACCAGCACCAGAAACTATCAAAACCCATTCAAGATGTTTCCGTCAAATGTGATTGCCAACATCAGCAATGTGGGCAATGCCAGTTATAGGCTCACAGTCACACAAACATCACCCACCAGGCTGGGCAACACCACTGCCACAGTGCGTGGCAATATTTCCAGCAGCGGTTTTCAATTGACTCCAGGCACAACCACTGCCAACAGCCTGGGATATTTTCAGAGTCCATCTACTGGTAATCCTGCCCAATTTCCTGCCAACATAGGTTTCTACAGTGCAAGTGACATCAACACCTACAGTGAAGTCATGGATTTCTGGCCAGCAGCAGGTCAGACTGGCAACATTGAATTCTCGGTGCAGGTAGAAAAGATTGTGAATGGCGACTTAGGCAACATAGCCAATCTCAGCACAGGCAGCATGGCCAATTCAACTGGCAGCATCAATCCCACACGCATCTTACAAACAGCCAGTGTGCCATCACCAATTGTGTCAACTTCTAGTTCTCTCACACGTGCCAGAGTGGGCGCAGGCACGCTGATCAATGATGCAGTGTTGGGCAGTGGATTTGACATCAATGATGGCACCTACACAACACCAACCAACAGCAGCACAGTGGCACCCACATATCAAGTGGCGGTTATTCCTACAGACAATCAATTAAGGGTAAATGTGCGTGGCTCAGGGGTGCCCAATACCCAACCCAACGTTGCTGCCACTTATTCAAACGTTACTCCTACAAATGAACAAGGCCTGTGGTATCCTCGTCGCAGCACCAATCTTGGACCATTCTATTGGCGTAATGGTGATCCATACAACAACCCCGATGACGGCGCAAACTCATATCCCCTGGTGTATACTGTCTTCAGTGCTCCGCGTGGGGGTGGTGTTGCCGGCACCAATGATCAGAATTTTGGCAGCACTGCGGCAGATATTGTGGCTACAGTTCTCAATGCTGGTGGCACGCCGACTCCCACTCGGTTGAGTTTTTCATCCAAGAATGGCACCTATCCTGTGACTGGCAATATTCAATTTCAAGTGTATAGAGTCACACCGCATCCCAACATTCAAGAAACAATCACAGCCAACACAGGCAATGCCCTGGCGCAAAGAGTATTGATTGGCACCAGCAATATCACACTAACCATCACATAAGGCGATTACCATGGCTACATCATATTCAGAGTTCACAAGATACAGCATAGACGGTGTGGTCAGCACCAACAAAACTGTGTGGCAAAACATTGAAGCCATTGCGTCGGCAGCCGGTGCTTGGGTCACATTTGACCAGACACAAGGCAAATGGGCAGTGATCATCAACCGGGCTGAAGGCAGTTCAAGAAGTTTTGATGATTCAAACATTGTGGGACCCATCAGCGTCAGCACCACAGGCTTGAGTGATCTATACACCACCTGCAGAGTTCAATATCCTTTTACTGATTTGCGTGATCAATTGGATGATGTGCTGATCACCTTGCCAGTGGCATACACCAATGACAATGATCCCAACAACACTCTAGAAATCAGTTATGACATTGTGAACAATGCTGAACAGGCACAAGAACTGGGCCTGTTGGAACTGTTGCAGACCAGAGTTGATCGTGTGATCAGATTCAACACTGATTTCAGTGAGTTTGGTATCTTGGCTGGCGACATTATCGATGTCACAAATGAACCATTGGGATTTGTCAATGCACTGTTCAGAGTTGTCACACTCAGCGAAACAGACAATGAACAAGGTGGCATTGATTTAGAAATAACTGCATTGCAGTATGATCCTGGCATCTACGACATTGATGTTGATGAATTGATTGTGAATGAAACCACAGGTATCACCGCCATTGGCTTGATTGGCACACCTGGTGCACCTGTGCTGACCAGCAGCAGTATCAATGTGCAACCAGCCATCAGTGTGGTCAGCACATCACCCTCAGGTGTTGTGGAAGGCATGGAGTTCTGGCAAAGTCCTGACAACACCAATTTTGTGCTGATCCAAATAGAAAGACCCAGTGGCGGCGGTGTGTATTCAACCGGCACCAGTGTAGAAACCAAGTTTTTGAAAAGCACTGCCGGCAATGCCTATTTCAAAACTCGTGCATTCAACAACAGCGCACGTGGACCATTCAGTTCCAGTGTGGGTGTGAATTTTACTCCCAAGCAGGTCACAGAGGCTGTGGGCAACAGCACTCAATTGCTGTATGCCAACAACACTCCGATCACGCTGTTGCAACCTATTACCAGCAATCTCAACAGTGTGGACACATTCTTGAATGGTGGTTCCAACATGGCCAATGCTGTGTTCAACAGTTACAACACCACCTATGCAGCAGACTATGGCGTGAGCCTGGCTGGGGTGCCATTGATTGTGAGTCCCGGTTTTGGCGTTGTAGAAGTCACCTGTCAGGCCACAGCATACAACACTGCTGAATATGTGGCCAGCAGTCCAACTTTTCAACCAGTGTATGGTGCTCCCTATGTGTTTAATTTTCAGATCAATCCAATGGATTATGCAGGCACAGGTGACAGCAATGATCAATTGGCAGCCCAGATAGATTTGTTTGATATCACAGCCAACACTGTGGTCAACAGCGATGCAACTTTTATTGCTGGTGGTGCTGAAGGCAAAGACAGAATTCTCATCAATTTTACTGGCACACTCAACACTGCAAACACTTATCAATATGATCTGACCATGATCAACCACACAGCAGCCAACGCAGCCATGGATGTTCAATGGGTGTTTAATGGCCAGACTTTTGTGGGTGCAGCCTAAACAAAAACTGCAGGATCAATAAATAAACTATTGCTGGTGCCTCAGTGCCAGCAGTATCACCCTTAGGAGAGAACACATGGCTGGAGTTTTAGACTTCCAACAATATCTGGGCGGCCCAGACCAAGTCAAATGTGAACAGTGGTTTCCATCCACTAGACGCACATTAGTTTACAATTTTGACCAGAACATCACTGGTTGGACATTCAAAGCAGACTTTCAAACCATTGTGGTAGACACAGTGAGTTTTGCTCGTTACACCGGACAACCCAATTTTGCCAACAGCACAGTGATTGGATCATTTGCCAAGGTAGACTTGACTGCATTTGCAGGTGGCATCTATGTGCCCACAGTGCTGAATGCTGCTACAGGCACAGTTCGAGTGTATCACCCCAACGGCATGTATACAGGACCCATAGTGCCTGATGCTAGAAAAAACGTGCCTATCACAGTGTTCAGTTTTACTTGGACAGATGTGAACACACCCATTACCAATGTGAACACACACAGGTATGCCTTGGTTCAATGTTGGGAACCTGAAGTGGATCCTGGCGATCCAACCTTGCTCACAAGTTATATCCCATTAGTATTGGGCAGTTAACATGACCTACACTGTCACTATCACAGAAGAATTCAACAATGTGACTGTGGATGAAACCACAGAGAACGTCACAGTCACTTCTAGTGGTTATCCCATAACCATTCTATACAATGCCACCAATATTGATACCAATCCATATGGCAATGCCAATGTGGTGTCATTGTTGGCCAGTTATGGCAGCAACACCATCAGCACCACCGGCAACATCACTGCTGGCAATATCAACGGCACCATAACTGGCAACATTGCCAATGCTGCCTTTGCTACCACGGCAGGCACAGCCTACAGTGTGTCAGCAGCCAATGTTGTGGGCACAGTGGCCAATGCCACTTTTGCTACCTCAGCAGGTCTGGCAACTTTTGCAACCACTGCCAATGCTGTGGCTGGTGCTAACGTAAGTGGCACAGTGGCCAATGCCACATTTGCCACAAGTGCAGGCTCAGCAACCACTGCTACCACAGCAACCACTGCCAACTCAGTAGCAGGTGCCAATGTCACAGGCACTGTGGCCAATGCCACATTTGCCACCTCAGCAGCCTCAGCAACCAGTGCCACAACTGCAGGCACTGTGACCACCGCGGCTCAAAGCAATATTACCTCAGTTGGTATATTGACTTCAATGAGCAGCACAGGCAATGTCACAGCCAATTATTTCCTGGGCAACGGATCACAACTCACAGGCTTGCCTGCCACATACGGCAATGCCAACGTGGCTGCCAATTTGGCAGCGTTTGGCACAAATCCCATATCAACCTCTGGTAATATCACTGCTGGATATTTTGTTGGCAACGGATCTCAACTCACAGGGTTACCTGCAGGATATGCCAATGCCAATGCCACCAGTTTGCTGGCCAGTTTTGGATCAAACACAATTTCAACCACAGGTAATATCACCAGTGGCAATTTGAATGTGGGTGTGGATGCTGTGATTGCAGGCAATCTCACTGTTAATGGCACAACTACCACAGTCAACTCCAACACAGTCACAATCAATGACAAATTTATCAATGTGGCCAACAATGCTTCCACTGCGGCAGCAGCCAATGGTGGTGGATTAGGTGTTGGACCTATAGGTGGCGAATATGCTTCGTTGACCTACAACAGCACAGCCAATGCTTGGAATACCAGCATACCTGTCAGTGTCACAGGCAATGTCACAGCCAGTTATGTGATAGGCAATGGATCTGCGTTGAGCAATTTGACAGGTGCCAATGTCACAGGCACAGTGGCCAACGCTACATTTGCCACAAGTGCAGGAACTGCCACAAGTGCTACCACAGCAGGCACAGTCACAACAGCCGCACAGGCAAACATTACCTCAGTGGGTGTGTTGACCAGTTTGAGTTCTACAGGCAACATTACCGGTGCCAATATCACAGGAACACATTTTGGATCAGGCACCGGATTGACATCATTGCCAGGTGCAAATGTTTCGGGTGTTGTGGCCAATGCCACCTATGCCACAAGTGCAGGTTCGGCTACTTCAGCAACCACTGCTGGAACAGTGACCGCAAATGCACAGGCCAACATTACGTCAGTTGGCACATTGACCAGTCTGAGCAGTAGTGGAAATATCACCGGAGCCAACATCAATGGCAACGGATCTGGTTTGAGTTCAATCACTGGTGCCAATGTTTCAGGTGCTGTGGCCAATGCCACTTATGCCACTTCAGCAGGCAGTGCTGACAGTGCAAACACAGCAGGTGCTGCCAACTCAGCAGTTTATCTACGTGATGCCTCAGTGCCAAGTGCGTATGTGACTGTGAATGACACTTTCAAGGCTGTGCTATTGCCTGCTGGTGGAAGTATTGGTTACGGTGGTGATGGGGTAGATCCCAACACCGGTGGCAGTCTGGACATTGTTCCTGGTGGCAACATAGCCAATGCCTATGCGAGTCTGACATTTATCAACACTGCTAACTTTGCAGCCAATCCCATTAATACTGTGAATGTCAGCAACAGTGGAATGAGATTTATCTATGACTTTGCTAGTCTTCATGGTGGAAGCAAAGAATTACTGTTGAATTCAACAGGTCTGAGTTTGAACACCACATTCTCAGCCACAGGCAACATCACCGGTGGAAACTTACGAACTGGCGGACAAGTCAGTGCAACCGGTAATGTAAGCGGTGCTTACATTATTGGTAATGGATCTCAACTAACTGGCATTCCAGATGCTGGATTTAACGCTTTCTTATTAGCAGGAATGTAACATGACAACAGTATACAAAGTATTGGGACAATCAAATCCCTCAGCAAACACACTCACAACCTTATACGCTGTGCCCAGTTCAAATGCCGCAGTGGTCAGCACCATGAGCATTTGCAATCAAGGTGCTGCCAATGCCAACATCAGCGTGGCTATTGCACAGGCCAACACCACAGTCACAGCAACACAATACATTGTGAAAGACGCATTGATTACTACCAATGACACAATCTTTCTCACACTGGGGGTGACCATGGCAGCAACAGATACTATTCGTATCAGTTCAACCAACGCCAACACCAGTTTTGCAGCATTTGGAAGCGAGATTTACTGATGAGTCTGGGATACGCAACAGGACGCAGTCTCAAACGCACAGGCACCATGAGACGCTGGAAGGACTTGATCAGTTATTCAACTGGACCTGTGCCACCAGTGACCAATCCCACAATTGGTATGACTGCCACTTCAGCCACAACACAAACTGGCACAAAGAAGTTTGGCACAGCCTCAATGCTGATATCCAACAACAGCGGTTATATTCAGAACACATCTGGTGATTACGCTTGGTGGCCGTCAGGAACAGGTCCATACACCATTCAATGGTGGCAATACATTCCCAGTGCTGTGGCCAGTGGCACCAGTCGTGAAATTTGTTCAAATGAAATGACCAACGGCGGACTTGGACTTCGTTTTGGTTCAAGTTTTGGTAGTGGTGGCCTAAACAACTTGAATATTTTTGCTCGTGGGCAACTGGACATGCAATATTGGAGTTATACCTGGACTCGTGATGTGTGGCAGTTTGTGAGTGTGTGTCGCAATGGCACCAATGTGTATATGCACGTGGATGGTGCAAATCAACCTGTGAGTGGTGGATCAGGAGCAGGCACATATAATCATGTGGCCACATCTGGTCTCAATAAGATTATGATTGGCAACGCAGGCGGCACCGGATTGAATGGTATCTATATAGATGACTTCCAGGTATTTGGCAGCACAGCGTTATACACCAGTGCCTCTTACACTGCGCCCACAGCAGAAGCCATTCTTGAAACAGGCACCACAGCCTGTTTCAATATGAACGGTGCCAATGGCGGCACGTCATTCCCAAACAAAACTTCAAACTAAGGACAGATCAATGGTTTATAGAATTCAGATTTGCGTTGAAGATCACTCATTAAATGGCGCTCGTCAAGATAGAGAACTTGATCTAGAATTGTTCACTGCCATTGTCACAGGGCAACACCCACAAGGTGATGGTGATGCACACACTCGCGACAGTTCACAGCACGGCGGTCAAAATCGCACTTGCCGTTATCATGCTGTTTGGAATCCTGCCACAATGACCTGGGTCAGCAATGCTGATGCACAAGATGTGGCTGCATTGTATGTGACCTGTGCTCAGGAGAGTTTTGGTGGCTGATATTGAACGCACCAATCTAGATGCACACGTCAGCCTGTGCGAACTGCGCTATCAGGCTCTGGAACGACGTCTGGAATTAGTTGAATCTCAACTGGGTGATTTACATACTCTCGTATTAGAGATCCGTGACAGTCTCGCTCAACTACCTGCCGGTGAAAGCACACGATGGATTCAGGCTCAGGCAGCGGTGATTGCTGTGCTGGTGTCGGCTGTGGCTTGGTTGGCTGCACGGCTTTGGACTTGAACCTGGGTTCAAACTCACCGGTTGTGGGATTTCGGTAACTGTTGCAACCCGAACAGTGTTCGCGCCAGGCGCCTGCACGACGACTGAATGATCGTTCAGGAGCACCCTCAAACACACGTTCACAATCTGAACACTGTCGATGCGGCATGCGAAAATTGCGTATTTTCATTCCGCCTGTGTCTCGTGTGAGCCAATGTTCACCTGAGGCTGTGAGCACTGGTTGATCTCGGGGTCTCAACTCTACGTCAGCAACTTGACTGACCAATTGTTCAAATCGTTTTTGTTCCATATAATATGCGTATATTTAGTGACCAATAAATATTGGTATGAGCAACCAACTATCATTTTCAGTAGACCAAATTGTAGAATATCCTGACTTGTTTATTATCCGTGTGCGTGGGCCCAGTGATGAACAAATAGACGCCTTTATGACCCTGGATGAAGTCAGCAGTTTTTTGCAGGACTTAGGCGCACAATGTGTAGCGATAGCACAACAATGTCAACAGATACAAGCAGATCAATCAGATGAAACCTTTACCCAAGAAACTGCCCCAACACTCCACTAAAGACCATTGCCTGGTTGTGCTCAATGGACCCAGTGGTGATCTCATGCCAGATCAGGACTGTGAAACATTTGTGTGCAATGGCAACTTCTTGCGACGCCGATGGGATCACATTGTGAGTCTGGATCATCAGCGCATTCAGTTTGCTAGACAGCACGGACATGGTGTTTGGACCAGACCAAGATTTTGTCGTGGGCAGGACATACCGGTGCCAGACAATTTCATGGTGTTTAATGATTCAGGCAATGCTGCCATCTGGGCAGCGCACACCATGTATCAGGACATTGTGATTGTGGGTGCTGATTCCTGGTTGGGTGGTGAAGAATACACAGTGTGCAGAGAACTGTATGAGGTGGCAAACAAGAAACCCAAACTGCCACCCATATGGTTTAAACGTTTTTTGGATTGGTCAGGACAGACCACCAACAACTACATCTTTGTTTGGCCAACCATCAAATTAGGCGTGAAAACCCAGCGGTTGGAACAGGTCCTGACTAAATATTTTGTGTAGGCACTGATATCTTTCAAGTTAAGTCAATACTGTGGTTGGTATTGATCCTGTTCCTGATGTTTATATTGCCATTTAAATGTCCCCCGTCAGTGCTTACACTCATTAGGTAAATCTGTAGTATCGTGTGAATCCCCCAAATCTAAACAGTTTGGGGGATTTTTTTGTGGTTTGCCAAAACACTAGGAAAAAAAGTGATATTTTGCTACACTTACTAAATAAACAAAATGGCAAAACAAACAGGCAGCATTTAATGGCAAAATTAAACTACAACAGACCCAATGGCGGCTACGAAAAAGAGCCCTGGGACAAGTTTAGACAAGACAACCAAAAAAAAGCAAAAGCACTAAACAAAACAATCAGCAAAGAATCAGTTTTTATCAGCGGCAAATATTGGAACAAAGACATAGGGCAAGTAATCAACCAGGATCCATCTTATTGTGAGTGGGTTTTGGTGAATCAGCCCAGAGGCATTGTAGCAAAGCAAATCATCAAGTATTTCAACCAGCAAAGATAACACCCAGCGTCACAAATCCCCTCTGTGCGTGGAAGAGTCCAAACCTTGGTTGGCCCAAGTCACTTACGCCTGTATGGCCCTGACAAGGATTTCCAACTATAAGCAACGACTATAAACGAACCAGCCGCTCGTGGCAACACCTTGGGAAAGGTTTTCTCACGAGCACAAGTTTTCAGCGTCCGCTACCTGTTAGCACGGATTGAACTTCCAAGTTTGCTTGGTTCACAAAAATCAATTGGGGGGAGGGTAATTCTCTCTCTTGAGTCAGGAGCAGTTCGCACGAGATCCATTGCACATCACGTGAGTTATTACATATGGTCAGACGCTTTGCGTCCGCCCAAAAGTGATCAAGCGAGACTTCGTCTCTTCCTCTTGACCCCTTTACCTGTTGCACCTCTTGAATCTCTTGACATCTCAAGTGCAACGGCTATGAGCCAAGCACGAAGTGCGCAGGCGAATAGATGAGTGCCAACTCATCTCAAAATCAAACTGGCATTTTGACATTTACTAAATACAACACGAGGACACAACCACAATGACTGACCAATATATTTTGATAGACGTAGAACAAAGACCAGGACGCAATGGCGTGAGATTCTGGAGACTGACATTTCAAAACTTGATAGACAATCACATTGGAGAAATGACAGTGGATGCCACATACACCAACTTCAAGAAGTCAGGTTGGGATCATGTGGTTGAACACGAAACACCTTGGGGTGTGTATGCAGGGTTGAAACTCACCAAGCGAACCACACGTGAAGGCACACCTGTAATATCAGCAGACTGTCGTGCAGACATTGTGTATAGATGTCAAGATCACGCAGAGGCCTTGGCCCTGGCCGAAGCCAGCATTGCGGCAGAGTCACCAGGTGGTAGATTTCAGGAGTTGTTTGCATGATAAAAGGTCAAACAGGACGTGGCACAGGACCCAGACCACACACCTGGTGCACTGGTCCAGATCAACTCACACATGATCAATACAGAGCATTCATACAGGCACGAAACCAAGCCAACTATCGTGGCGAAGTGTGGGAAATAGAGTTTGATCAATATCAAGCAGCCTGGGCGGACTCCTGGCATCAAAGAGGACGCATGCGTGACAATGTTTGCTTGACACGCTGTGATCATGAGGCCAGTTGGAATCCCGACAACATTCAAATCATCACACGTGGTCAGCATGCCATGAATCAAGGATTCATGCGTCGTGGTTGGAGAAAGCGCACCAGTGAATCACAAGTTTAAAGTTGGCCAATATCGCGTGTATGGGGGCATGCAACTGCGTGACAATCCTTGTGATGTGTTCACGGACAATCCCTTGTTCAGTGAAATGATTTTTGACAATCCCATCAACCCTGGCAATCAAAAAACTTGGCTACGCCTGGTGCGTCAGACAGGACAGGCCAACTGTTGTTTTGTGCCTGAACAACTGGGTGGACCCCAAGACTACGATAGAATCAACACCTACTATCGCAGAAAGGCCGGACAAGACTTTGATCAACTATGGGGTGGTTGGCGTGCTGTTGAGTCTAGACCAGACCTGCCTTGGTTGGTGTGTGAACCCAGAGATGAAATCTTGCGCTACTGGTATAACACCACACTCAGTGAATGGCGCACACAGATCCAGGATGCCCTGGGAGACGAGGACTATCATGTGAGACCCAAGCCCATTAGACGCTTGAGAGCCAATGGCACTGTGCCACGTGTGATTCACATGATGGCTGAATATCGTGGTGTTATCACTGCACACAGTGTGAGTGCCATAGATGCCGTGTTGGCCGGACGCCCGGCTGTGATTTGGGGACAAGATCCCACCCTGGGTTGTGGCACACCATTTCAAGAATGGGAACGAGATCATCATGTGAGAATACCCAGCCTGGATCAGGTGCAGACAGCAGCCTGCACCTGGGCTGCCACCACCTACCCCAGTTTAGACACAGAAAGGGCAGTGGCATGCGTTATGAGGTAATCACCAGTTGCAATCCTGACTTGTGGGCAAAGTATGCCCAACGAAGCATACCTGGTTGGCAACACCAGCCCAGAATATACTGGGAAGCAGATCAGGACTGGCAGGATGTGCGTTGGGATCGGTGGCGAGCAGAGGCAGCCCCACGTGAAAGTGTGAGACTGCATCATCAATGTGTGAGATTCAGTTGGAAAGTGCAGGCACAGATACATGCCATTAGAAACAGTTCAGCAGACTATGTGATTTGGCTGGATGCGGATGTGGTGCAGACTCAGGCCTGGACTCCAGAGGCCTGGCAAGCAGTGATGCCGTCAGCAGATCATGTGGCCACGTTCCTGAATCGTCTGCCATTCATGTATGCCGAAACAGGCTGGATTGCCTACAACCTCTCACACGCAGGCACCAGACCATTCATCAACGCACTAGAAGAGATTTATCTCAGCCGAACGATATTTGACATTGAACAATGGCACGATGCTTTTGTATGGGACCATGTGCGGCAAGCAACTCACACACCCATGCAAAACATCTTGCGCACACCACGCACCGACGATCCATTTGGACACAGCGATCTTGCTGGCCATTTTCGTCATCACAAAGGACCTAGAAAGGCCACAATAAAATGAAATTATCTCAAGGTTGGCAGTTTCCCGACGACGAAATGCATCTCCCAGACGTGATGGCAAGACAATCACGATCCGTGGGCATTGAAGGTTATCAAGTTAGATCACGCAACAGAAGTTTGTTTGGTCTTGCCGCGCACCGCCGCCGTCGCGCCATTGACATTGGCGCCAATGTGGGCTTGTGGGCACGTGACCTTTGTGCTGAATTTGATCAGGTCACGGCATTTGAGCCCATTGAAGAATTCAGACAATGTTTGCTGGCAAATGTCACTGCAACAAATCTCACAGTTGAACCTGTAGCCTTGGGCAATCGCACAGGCACCACTGAAATGATCCGTGTGAGCAACAACGCTGGTCACACACATGTGGATGCTGCCAGCACACAAGGCACCACTCCAATCTGTCGCTTGGATGACTATGAGTTTGATGATGTGGACTACATCAAGGTGGACTGTGAAGGTTATGAATATGAAGTGTTACTGGGAGCAGAACAAACCATTCGTGGCTGTCGCACAAGGATCTGTGTGGAACAAAAACCGCATGGCATATTTGGTGAGCAGTATCGTGCGAGAGATCTGCTGATCAGTTGGGGCATGATCACACTGCCACACCACGGGGATGACTGGGTGCTGGACTGGCCTGCTCGGTAATACTCAAGTATTACACTAAAAACCCTACACAAAAAAGTAATACTTTGGTGTGATTTGACCAATAATGGTGTTGATGCTATACTAATGACTTACCAACAACGCTTCAAGGAGCAACAAAATGTCACAAGCACTTTCTTTTCATGCATTTGCAACCAGCCGAGCACACAGCGGCAACTTTGAGGATATTGCTGATGTGCGAAAGCACTTCAACGAGCATCAATATGCAAGTTGGATTGGCACAGCCATGAATGAGTATCGTCAGTATCTCACAGATGAGTTCCCAGAAATGACCCTGCGTGAAGCCGCAGAACTCACTGCCAGTGTGGCGTAAAAGCCACACAATAGCCCTACATTTTGTAGGGCTATTTTAAAGGTAGACCATAAATTCACCTTTTGCTATAATACTTGTATGGGATCAAAAAACAGCCCATACAACGAAACGAAACGAAACGAACAGGAGCACCAGATGAAAGTATTATTCAGTTATCATGCCGCACAACGCTTGCAACAACGTCTTAAAACTGATATTACCACAAGGGACGAAGTGAACATTAGCACAGCATTCCGACTCAATAGACGCTACACATGCCCCAAAAATGGTGCTGTTGAATCTTGGTATTGCACCATACCCGGCACTCGCATTGTGATGGTGATTGGTGCTCAAAGTCGTGTGGTGCTGACTGTGATGACAGAAGGTGCTGTGGTTGACGCTGTGTATTTTCAGAGCATGCACTAACTGGTTGACCACAAATTGGTATTGTGCTATACTACCAACATGAACTGCAAAAAGCAGTTCATAATTTAACTTAACTGAACTCAAAGGAACTGTATGAAACAAGCAAACATCCCCAGCAGTATTGATCACTATTCAGAGATCATTGCTGATCCCATCTTCACACCAGCACTGGTAGAACAGATTGCTGATGTGCAAGCATACCAAACACGCACAGAAAAGTTTGTGAGCAAGGTGCTGAAAGGCACACACAAGAACGCTATCCTGCAAGGTCCCCCAGGCCTGGGCAAGAGTTTTGTGGTAGCACAAGCCTTGAACACCGCAGGCTTGACAGAAGGCGAGGACTACAAGATTGTGAAAGGCCACATCACGCCTTTGCAGTTGTTCAACTTGTTGTATCTGTATCGTCGCAAGGGACAGGTCTTGGTGCTGGACGACTGTGATGATGTGTTTCAGAACGAGATGGGCTTGAGTTTTGTCAAGGCTGCCACTGACCCAGACAACCGTCGTGTGAGTTATGAGAGCAGTATCAAACCCATCATTGCTGGCAGTGTGGTCAGTGACTTTGTCTACAATGGCACCTTGATCATTTGTAGCAACATCACCATGAACACAGGGCGTCAGAGTCGTCGCAGTCAGCACATGGCGGCTATCTACAGTCGCACCACCAACTGGCCCATGGGCTGGCACACTCGTGAACGCAAGTTTGCACAGGTGTTCAACATGGTTGTGCATCACGACTATCTGGCCAGAGACACACGCACTGCAATCACAGCAGATCAGAAACTGGCATTGTTGAAGTTCTTGTTGCAAAACTTGGATGACATCAACACCTTGGATCTGCGTTTGCCCCAAAAGATTGCGGCTGAGATCAATGCAGATCCCACAGATTGGCAAGCCAATTGTGCTCCTTTTTTGAAGGTGTGATCATGACTGACAACTACAATTTTGGTGACGACGATCTGTCTTGGTTGGATGCAACGCTCACGCCCGCACCTGCGGCAGCACACAGCCGCCCATCAGGCACACGCGACCCGCAATGGCACTATCCAGATGAGTGGCGTGAACGCCATCAACAACTATTGCTGGCGTGGTGGGCTGCCAATCCCCAAGCCAGAAAGCAACGCAGTGAAGCCTACCGAGGACGCACTCTCAGTGACACTCATTTGCAACGCATTCGTGCAAATGCACAAAATAGAAAGGGCCGCAAACTCAATCGCACTCGTCCTGGACGCCCGTGGACTGAACAAGAGCGATTTGTCTACGGTATTTTCCAACAACTGCTGGGCCTGGCTGGCTTGCGAAAAAGCAACCAAGGACGCAAGATGACACCAGAACAATGTGAAAACATTAGACAAAGCAAGTGCAAGCCCATACAAACACCGTATGGCCAGTTTGCCAGCAAGCAGGCTGCTGTGCAAGGCTTGATTCAAGCAGGTGTTGGCAATGCTGCCCCCAAACTCACGAAATGGCTACGCACTGACAGTGCCAATTATTACTACATCGCAAAGGACTCCAAATGAAACCCAATTACCGTGAATTGTTTGACAGTGTGAACGGACAAGCAGTGTTGGCAGATCTTGAACGCATTGTTCAGATGACCCGCTTGGACAGTGACAATCCCAATCCCCAGGCTGCTGTTTGGAAGTGTGCTCAACAGGCACTGCTACAGCGTGTCTACAACCAAATGGACAATCCAAAATGAACACATCAACCACACTTGAAGAGGATAATATGACACAAATTATTGATTGGACTTTGTATGTTTCCAAACTGGCAGAATATGGTGGTGGCGAATCAAATTATGGACACGAAGGCACAGAACGAGAAGTTGTGTTGGCAACCATAGCAGATTATGGTCCACGCTGGCTGCAGATTCTCATGCTTGATCCAGATGATTGCGATAACAGTGTGACGATCAATCGTGAAGATCCAGAAAGTCTTGACTGGGCTGAACGGTATTTTGATATTGATCTTTCTGCTTATCGCTTTACCACGGAAGAATTGAAAGCATTAAGAGAAAGAGAACAACGCCATTATGAAGCCTACAAACAGGCCATGGGTGAAATGCGTGTGTATCTAAAAGAAAACTCGTTGTTGTGAAACGAATAGTCAGGGCGATTTAGTGACATTTATCGCTTCCAGGTCGACGGTGGGCGACCCTGACGTGCCCACCACCCTTTTGAAAGATTGCAATGCCAAAACTTTACACGTATAAGACACCCTTGGGACACTTCACGGGTGCAGCCGCTGCCGCTAGAGCACACGGCGTGGACAAAAGCACTATTGTGAATCGTTGTGAAACACGCCCAAATGAATACCAAAAGATTTCTGAAGGCAAGGTGCAACCCACAAAGAAAAAACTGCCAGCAGAGCCCACCTTGCATGCCACCAAGAGAACCTGGCCCTTGAGTTGGTATCAATATCGCTTGTTGGATTTTGACACAAGAGAAAGCATATGGCTCACGTGGTGTGCTGAACATAAACTCAATCCTGAACTGGACAGCACAGTGGATGCATTCTTTGACGAAATGGATCAAGTGCAGGAGGTGGTGGCATAATGGACCTAAATAAACTTATGGAACGTTTGAGAATACAAAGTATCATACAACGCTTGGCCAGAACACATGGTCGTGAAGCAGCCTTGGAAGTGATCCTGCAGGCCATTGCCCTGGAGTTTCCTGACACAAAACCAGCCAAAACCCACCGCGCAACTATCAAGGTGGTAAATATGGCTGATGAATCAACAAAAACTTTGGACCGTTGAAGAACTAGAAGATCTACGTGATCAGTGCCGGCAATACATCCAGGCCGCTGCCGTAGCCATACCTGATCCCTGGGCCGACTACACGGGTCGTGTGCATCTCACACCACTAGAAACTGAACGTATCCTAGCAGTTGAGCAAGAGGATTAACCCGTGGGCTTAGAAAAAAAGCCCACCAGGGCCAACCATCTCAAAGTGCATCGCTGGGAACCTGGCTCAAGTCCCTATGCGGACTGGCTCAAAACTCTCACAGAAGAACAACGCACGGCTCATATGGAAGCACGTGCCAAACGCAAGAGCATGAAGCAGGCCATGAAGACCGTGGTGGAGCAATACCAAACACAATGGGTCACTGAACTGCACAACGCTGCCTGGGCACAGTTAGTGCGGGCTAGAGATTCAGGCGATGCTCAAAGTTTCGTGGCTGTGTGGGACAGAATCATTGGCCGTCCTGAAGAACAGCACACAGTGGATCTACCACGTGCCTTGCCCTGGCGGGATGATGATCTCAAATGAGTCTCAGTGCCGCACAGGCCCAGGTGGCTAAAGACTCACATAGATTTCGCACACTTATTACTGGTCGACGCTTTGGCAAGACCACTTTGGCCATTAGAGAAATGGCACGTTATGCCGCCCCACCCAATCAAACTGTATGGTATGTTGCCCCCAGTTATAGAATGGCCAAGGGCATTGTTTGGCGCAAACTCAAACATAGACTACAAGACCTAAACTGGACGGAGCGATGCAATGAAAGCGAACTTACAATATATCTTAGAAATGGTTCAGAGATCAGCCTCAAAGGTGCTGAGAACGCTGACAGCCTGCGCGGTCGCGCTATCAATTTTCTTGTCATGGACGAATTTGCGGACATTGATCAGGAAGCCTTTTACGAAGTCCTGAGACCCACACTGGCCGACACACAGGGCCATGCCTTGTTCTGTGGCACACCCAAGGGCATAGGCAACTGGAGTTATGACCTATATCAGATGCCCCGGGAGGATCCTGAACACTGGGCCTCATGGCAGTTTACCACACTGCAAGGCGGATTTGTTTCGCCCAGTGAAGTAGCAGAAGCACGTGCCTTGTTGGATGAACGCACATTCCAACAGGAGTTCGAAGCCAACTTTATCACAGCCGGCAACCGTGTGTGGTATAGTTTTGATCGCATGCACAATGTGAAGCCTTGGACAGGTGCAGTGCCACAACTGATAGCAGTGGGCATGGACTTCAACATTGATCCCATGAGTGCTGTGGTGTTTGCAAGGCAGGGTGATGATGTCTGGGCCATTGATGAAATCGAAATGTATTCTAGTAACACACAAGAAATGGTGGCGGAACTTCTGCAACGGTATCCACGAAGTGACCGCAGCAGAATCTGGTGCTATCCTGACCCAGCATCACGACAACGCAAAACATCAGCAGGTGGTGCCACGGATCTGTCAATCCTACAAAACGCCGGCTTTACTGTCAAGGCTCCCTCAGCCCACAACCCTGTTCGTGATGGAGTCAACGCTGTAAATAGTATGCTGTGTTCAGCAAGTGGTCAACGACGATTCTTTGTTGACCCCAAGTGTAGACGATTGATAGAGTGTTTGGAACGACACAATTACAAGTCAGGCACCAGTCAGCCAGACAAAGATTCAGGCTATGATCACCTTACAGATGCCGCACGTTATTATTTTGATTATGTGTGGCCAGTGAGACGAGAAGTAGAATACCAGCCCCCACAGCGTTGGGCGCACGGCATAGGTCCTAGCCCACAGGGTCAGGCACGCAAACAAAGGATTTAATATGACAGTAATGCAAACAGTGGACGAACAACTTGCCGCAGTAATGAGCGAGAAGGAACTCTACACAAACTATCAAGCACGTTGGAAGTATCTATTAGAAAGTTACCTGGGCGGTGATGACTATCGCGAGGGTGCTAACCTCACACAGTATCAATTGGAAACACAACTGGACTACAATCAACGACTGCAGGCCACCAGCCTAGACAATCATTGCAACAGTGTGATCTCGGTCTACAACAGTTTCTTGTTTCGTAAAGAACCCGACAGAGAATTTGGAAGTCTAGAGAATTCAGTAGAAGTGTTGGACTTCCTGGAAGACTGTGACTTTGATGGCCGCAGTCTAAACAACTTCATGAAAGAAGTTGCCACCTGGGCCAGTGTGTTTGGACACTGCTGGATTGTAGTGGCCAAACCCAACATTAGTGCTCAGACTCGTGCAGAAGAAATTGCTGCAGGTGTGAGACCTTATCTCAGCATGGCATCACCCCTGAACGTGCTGGACTGGTCATACCAACGTCAGCGCAATGGTCGCTATGAATTGATCTATCTCAAATACATTGAAGAAATGAATGACAGTCTGCGAACCATCAAGGAATGGTATCCTGACCGTGTGGTCACAACTGTTACAGACATTGACAAGCGCACCATTAACTATTCAAACACAGAATCAAATGGCCTGGGCTTTATTCCTGCTGTGTGTGCCTACAATCAACGCACACCCATACGTGGCATTGGCACCAGTGACATTGTGGACATTGCTGACACACAGCGAATGATCTACAACATCAACAGCGAAATAGAACAAAGCATTAGAATTGATGGTCACCCCAGTCTTGTGAAGACCAATGAAACAGCAGCCGGCATTGGCGCAGGATCAATCATTGCCATGCCTGACAATCTTGACCCAGGACTCAAACCCTACATCCTGGATGCGTCTGGCGCTGAAGTCACAGCCATGTTGGCTGTGAAACGCAACCTGGTAGAAGTCATAGACAAGATGGCCAACACCGGAGCCATACGCGGCACT